ATGGATGAAATTGAATTCTTGGAATCAAAAACATCCGGAACTTCATATAAATCGTATGAAAGTTTAGAGCAACGTTGCGAACAAAAGGTTTCTAAAATCATTTTAGGCCACGCAGACGCAATAGATAGCACGGCGGGCAAGTTAGGCGGAGGCCAAGGCGAAGATAGCCCAGTGGCGCAGGCGCTAGAAGATAAGCAAACAAAAGACGGTCGTTTTATTGAAAACATCGTCAATAACGAATTATTGCCACGCCTTAAAAAGTTGGGTATTGTAAACGTGCCGGATGGGTTTACGTTTAAATTCTTAAACGATGGCGAAGCGCAGGAGCAAAGACAAAGCGAAGATGCGAGCAACTTAATAACGGCACAAATTGCCCAAACTATGAAGAACGCAGGGCTTCAAATGGATGCGGAATATTTTGCAGAACGCACAGGCATAAAAGCGGAAGCGGTAGAACCTGCCCCAGCGGTAGCGGTAGCCGACAAAAACAATAAAGAAGATTTGCGGAATAATTTGCAAGTAAAGAACCGTTTAATCGACCTTTATAAAGAGGCGTAATGAAATACACGCAAAATCAAATTAAATCTTTGCTAGATGGCATCTATGACGGTTCAATAACCGAATACGATTTGCCGCAAGATTTGTATTTGGCCATTGCGGACTATTTAAAAAAGGGTTTGTATGAGGGATTCGGGAACACGCTATCGAAGCTATCCGAAAACCTTGCAAACGGCAACGGCAGTTTAAACGATTTAGAATTGTTAGCCGAATTGCGCTCTAACATTTATATGTTTAGCGCGGCCAAAACGTTTCAGCAAGTTAAGGAGATGACTTCGGCGCTAGTTAATGAAGACGGCGTCGTGCGTTCGTTTTCAGCGTTCAAAAAAGAGGCAATTAATATATTTGGCCTTTACAATGAAACGTGGCTTAAAACCGAATACAACACGGCAATAGGCCAAGCGCAGGAGGCCATTAAATGGCAAAGAATAGAAGAACAAAAAGATGTCCTTCCGTATTTGAAATATCAGGCGGTACTAGACCCGCATACTTCAATAATTTGCCGTCCGCTGGATGGTATTGTGGCGAAGGTTGGCGACCCTATTTGGGCAAAAATTGCCCCGCTTAATCATTTCAATTGCCGGTGTTTACTTTTGCAGGTTGATGAAGAAGAAGGACGCAAAGAATTAACGCCTGACGGCGATAAATTAAAGCGTGTCGATCAGGTCGAAGCAGAAATGCAACCCGTATTTAAAATGAACGCCGGAAAAGATGGCTATATTTTTAAGGGCGACCACCCTTATTTTGAAGTCGCAAAAAAGGACAGGGAATACGCTAAAAATAATTTTGATTTACCCATACCCAAAAACGATAAAAAATGACAATTAACGAATTTGTGAAAAATGCGTTTGAAATTAGAAACCAAGCGCACCTTTGGCACTGGATGACTAGGCTAGACCCCGAACATAGAGCGCTAGGCGAATTTTATGATTCTTGGCTAGAATTAACGGATACGTTTATTGAAACGTTCGCAGGTAAATATCAGCGCCCTGATATGGGATTTGTTTGCCAGTCGTTACCGTACACCGTGGGAACTTCTTTACCTTATATGCAAAAAGTAGCCGTTTTTATGCAATCAACAGACGTGCGCTCTATTGCGCCTGATTCTGATTTGCAAAATATTTTAGATGAAATGACGGCGCTTGCAAACCATACGTCTTACCGTTTAACTTTATTGTAATGGAATTAACAACATCAAACAAACCTACCAAACAGGCGCCGTATGATTGGAGCAAGTACGACCGCACGTATAACAACGCGATCGATTTAGTTGCGCAATGTGTGGGATACCACCGGCAGTCGATGAAGCCTTTGCGTTCAATTACGTTAAAAGAATCATATTACCACCTTTTCAAAAAAGGGCTTGAAATTTTAATGAAAAAGCAGGGCGCAAAATTTGAAGAACAAAGCAAAATGACGTTTGACGGCGTTGAAATAAAATGCGGTTCAGCGTTCCAATTCGAATCAATTGTTTGTGAGTATTATTCAACGGTTGAACAAATAAATGACTAATGGCGAATAAATTTGAACTTGATAAATTACTAAATAGTGTTTCCCGTGTCAAACGGGAGGTGCCTATTGTGTTAGCAAACCAAGCTCAAAATTATTTCGTATCTTCGTTTAGAAAGCAGGGATGGTCAGACACGGGCGCGTGGAAAGAAGTAAATCGTCGAATTGAAGGAACGCCCGAATACAAATACCCAGCGTTTAAGGGATTGAGTAGAAGAACAAAGCCGATATTAGTGATGAGCGGAAGGCTACGCAGGGCGGTAAGTGGTAGCATAAGAGATGCCACGTTTGAGCGTATTCGCTTAGTTGTCGCTTTGCCTTATGCCGCAGCGCAGAATTACGGGAATAACAAAATAGTCGCGCGTAAATTTATGGGCGATAGTCGCGAACTTCGCGAAAAGCAATTAAGATTAATAAAGACTTCATTTGATAAGGCTTTCAACGTATAAAAAGAAATGAGCGGAATTAAAGCCCCTTTATTGGACATTTTAAACAAGCTGGCGACGGTTGATGTTACAAATGGCGACGGTCAAGTCGTTAAGCTATATTCGCGCGTGTGGAATAATCAGCTAACAAGCGAAAGAGATGCGAAAATATACGACTATCCTAAGCCTGCGGCGTTTGTCGAATTTATTACACCCGTTACGTTTACAGAAATGGGCGGTAATTTTGGGAATGCTGATATAGGCGTTAACGTTCATTTGATTCACGAATATTACAACGCAGACGGCACGTTTGAGCAAGATTTACTGGTGTTTGATTTACGAGATAAAATCGTAGCATTATTGAGCCAGTTTAAGCCAACCGCCTGCGGTCTTATGGTTCGCGTTAATGAACAACAGGATTTTGACCACGATAATTTATACCATTACATCGTCGGCTTTGCAGTTAATTTCGTTGATAGCAAATCAAGTCCATACGATCCGGCAGCGGGCAAATACATTGATTCGGCGGTGCCTACTTCTTTGCAATTAAACACGGCAAAAGCGCAACAACCGGTTTTTACTAATTCACATCAAAATTATAACATTAAAAAATAATGGCACGTTCCGTCGCAGAAATACAAACCCAAATGCTCGATAACATTGCGGCAGACGCAACGTTGGGGACATTACTTACATCAACTAGCAAGCGGGCAATTTACCGCCTTTACACGTACATCGTAGCCGTGGGAATTAATGCGCTGGAGCAATTAATTGATATTTTTAAAACTTCGGTAGAAACTACCGCCGCCGCTGCAAGCCCTGCGACGGCTTCTTGGTTACAAGACCAAATTTTGAAATTTCAATATAGCGCAACAAACCCGCAAGTTTTGCAGCTTATCAATTTCGCGCCAGCTTATCCAATTGTTGACCCGACGTTAAGAATTATTTCGCGGTGTAGCGTAACGACAAACCTTTCAAACCAAGTTATCGCAAAAGTGGCAACAGGGACAACACCGGCGGCGCTTACAACCGACCAACTTTCTTCGCTACAATCTTACGTAAATTTAATAGGCATCGCAGGCGTAAATTATTTGTGTACGTCTTCCGCTTCGGATAAAATATACGTTCAGGCAAACATTTTCTATCAAGGCCAATATAGTTCGGTAATTTCGGCCAACGTGCAAGCGGCCATCGTTTCATTTTTGGCATCGATTCCGTTTAATGGAAAAGTAAAAGTTTCGGATTTAGAAACGGTAATTAGAAGCGTTACAGGTGTAAACGATGTGGTCTTGGTAAACGTAAGAACGCGCGACGATAGTACGGCGTTAAGTTCAGCAAGTTACCTAGTCCAAAATCAGCAAGTTATCGGGCGCCAGTGGGCAACAATTGCGGGTTATATTGTAGCAGAAACAACAACGGGAAGCACTTTAGCTGATTCCCTTAATTTTATCGCTGAATAATGAGTATTTACGATATTGATTATAGCAAACTAGCGACGCAAACGCTACCGCCCGACAAAAGGTTTACCAAAATGGTGGCCTTTGTTAAAATATTGCTTTCGCCCTTGCAATACCTAAACAACCTTTGGTTTGTGGGGTATAGAACAGGAACGGCGGCACCGGCTTACGCTTCGGGTACTTATGCAAAATATGCGCAGGTCAAATACAATAAAATCGTTTACGAATCCCTAATAGCGGGAAACACCGCGCTACCTACCGACACCACAAAATGGAAAGTCGTACAGGAAAACTTTATCGGCTTATTTGAACGCATCACATACAACGGCCAAAAGCTAGTTTTGGAATATGCGTTAAACAAATGGTTTGGCACAACTTTTCGCCAGCCCCCATCGGTTAGCGATATTTACGTTTCTACAAATACAATTGGAACGCCATTTTTTCGCGTTGGAAATGTGGAAGCGATTAGTAGTTCATCAAGAAACGACGGGTCAAGCGAATTTGTAATAAATAGCTACACGGTAGCGCTACAATACAATTTTACTATATTCGTACCCGTTGCGGTTTATAATGCCTTAGACCCGTTGATGGCAAACAATGAAGCTATTTTTAGAGCATTCGCAAATAAATACATTCCCGCAGGGCTAACATACAATATTACAACTTACTAAAATGAGAAAATTAGTCACAACAGACATCACAAATTCGGTCGGTTTCCCTGTAAAATCGGGAACCCTTAACCACATCCAACTAGCATACCAAGAAGCGCTCACGGCTTTAGCTAATAGCATAATCGGCCGCTTGCCGGATTCTTCAAATTGCTACATTTTATTTGGTTGCAAAAATACCGGTTCGGGGACTTCTTATGTTATCAGCGCAGGCGCAATTTATTACAATGGCGAAGTCTATTTAGTTGATGCGGTAACTTTC